GCAGGCTGGGGCATCGAGGCAGGCGAAGGCATCAAGGCAGGCTGGGGCATCGAGGCAGGCAAAGGAATCAAGGCAGGCAAAGGAATCAAGGCAGGCAAAGGAATCAAGGCAGGCAAAGGAATCAAGGCAGGCTGGGGCATCGAGGCAGGCTGTGAGTTTGGCATTTACGCAGGCCTCCGCGTGAGAATCACAAGCGAATACAGAAAAATTATCGCGAAGACCAAGCCGGAGAATATCATGTGCGGCGAATTTGTGGAGGCAGAGAATGAGTGACGTTGAGATTATCACGGAGTTAAACCACCGGGCGGCACGGGAGCGCGAGCTCGGCGAAAGGTGGGACGAGATCGTCCGGCTTCGTAAACGGCAAAAGAGCCTGATGAAGATCGCGGAAACGGCCTGCTTCTCTGTGGCGTGTATGCTGCTTGGCGGTACGGCGGTTATGCTGGGCTTCGGCCTGTTCCGGGCGGCGGTCACGCTTGGAGGCGCGGCGGCGTGCTTCTTCGTCGGCGCGGTGTTGACGGGGGCATGATATGGAGCATCCTTGTGAGAGCTGCACGAAGGGGCGCGGGGAGAATTGCATGTGCAACAGATGGCGGGAGTGGTTCCGCTACACCTGCGCGAATCCGCCAGAAGCGCCGCAGGAGCAGAAGGTCACGTACCGCGATATCGTGTTCTGGACGGTGTTTACAGAAGCGTGGAGGTGAGCATGAAGCAGACGGAGAGAATCCTGCAATATATGCGCGACTTCGGAAGCATTACGCAGCTGGAAGCGATTCGGGACATCAGCTGTATGCGTCTGGGAGCGAGGATTTTTGATCTCAAGCGTGAGGGTTACGCGATCAAGAAGGAAACGGAAACGAGCAAGAACCGGTATGGTGAGGACACGAGCTATGCCAGATACAGGTTGGTGGAATGATGAAAGATAAGCAGCAAGCGCAATGTATGTTTGACCGATTCGGCGCTGAGATTTACGAAGGCGAAGAATACTTCGCCGGAAACGATGGGGATATCTTCGTGTGCGATTCTGAGAACTTTGACCCGGGCAATCATATCGTTTGCGATCTGGTAGAGACGATGGGAACAAAGTGGATATTAGAGCAGCTGGGGTATCAGAAGAAGACGTTCTGCCCCGGCTGAGAAGGAGGGAGCATGGCGAACTTTGAAACCGGTGTAAGCGGATATATCCAAGTCGAAGCAACGGTTCGTATGTCGTTCCCCGTGGACTTGAAAGGCAATGCGTACATCTGCTGTGATGCCTGCCGGTTTTACCGCCAGAGCGCCAGAAGATGCGCATTGACAGATGAGCCGATTTTGTGGTCTGGCAGATATGTTGGGCGGGAGTGCCCATTTGGAAGGAAGGATGAAAATGAAGCAATTCAGACTACTGCGACCGGATGAGATCGAGTGCCGCGTGGCACAGTGCAACGAAAAAGGCGCGTCGATCCTGCTGTACAAGACGGCCAGAACAGACGCGGACCTTTTGGACGAGACGGTAGGCGCGCAGAACTGGGAGAATGATTTTAAGCTGGTCGACGGCGTTCTGTACGGCGGAATCGGTGTGGACTACGGAAAGGCTGGGAAACTGATCTGGAAGTGGGACGCAGGCACAGAGAGCAACACAGAGGCTGAGAAGGGACGAGCTTCGGACGCGTTCAAAAGAGCCGGATTTAAACACGGTATCGGGCGGGAGCTCTACTCCGCACCGTTTATCTGGATTGACGCGGCGAAGTGCCAGAGGCTCAAGAAGAACGACAAGACAGGCCGCTGGCAATGCTCTGACCAGTTTGACGTAACGGAGATCACCTACGACGAGCAGGAGCGAATCAAAACGCTGACGCTTGCATCGAAGGGAAAGCCGGTCTACACCTTCGGACACGGTGGGAAATCTGAGACACCGGGCACCCCGCGCCTTGTCTGCGCGGACTGTAAAGGCGAGATCACGCAGATCGTAGAAGGTGGCACACAGTTTACCGCTTTACAGGTAGCCGAGAAAACGAGAAAGCGCTTTGGCAGATGCCTTTGCTGGAACTGCGCGAGTAAGGCATGAGAGAGCTGAATGTTGTTGAAGCTTCGTGGAGCATGGATGCAGCGGGAAGCTGGCTGAGACTCCGGCCGGAGCTGCCCAGACAAGCCCAGATGGTTGCCGGAGAATTTGACCCGCATAAGAAGTACAGGGTCACGATCAAGGAAGTTCGCAAGGAGCGGAGTCCGGAGGCAAACCGGTATCTTTGGGTGCTTTGCAATAAGCTTTCGGTCAAGGTTGGGATTCCACCGGAAGAGGTCTACCGGCACTATATCCCGGACGTTGGCGATAACTCCGATACGATCTGCATTCCGGACGCAGCAGTCAAGCGATTTCGGGTAGGCTGGGAATCGCGCGGTCTCGGATGGTGTACGGAGATTATGGCGTCAAAAATTCCGGGCTGCACGAACGTCATTTGCTACTACGGCTCAAGCACCTACGACACAAAGCAGATGGCGCGGCTCATTGATCTGGTCGTTGAGGACTGCAAACAGCAGGGCATTGAGACGCTCCCGCCGGAAGAACTAGAGCGTATGGCGCTGGAATGGAGGCAGGATGAGGAAAGAAACAAAGGCGACAAAGATACCTGAGAAGGTCAAGAAAGCCGTCTGGGCGCGCGACGGCGGGCTCTGCATCGTCTGCCTCCGCCCCGGCAATCCGTGGTGTCATTTCATCCCACGCTCGCAGGGCGGGCTTGGAATTGAAGAGAACATTGTGACGCTTTGCGATAAGTGCCACAACGACTTTGACCAGACGGAAAAGCGAAAGCACATGAAAGAGTACATCAAGTGGTATCTCAAGATGAAATATCCCGATTGGGATGAAACGAAACTGATTTATAAGAAAGGAACGTAATTATGGAATCCTATGTAAAACTGAGTACGGAAAAGTATGAGGAATTGGCGAAGAAGTGCCTGATGCTCGATATGCTCGCTGAATCGTATAAGAAGATGCCCTCGTATCGTTTCGATGACGTCCTGGAAGTCTACTTTGGAAAGCGGGAAACCGCCAAAGAGGAGAACAAAGAGGAGAACAAAGAATGCTGAACCACATTGTTATTATGGGCAGAATGACCAGAGACCCGGAGCTTCGGAAGACACCGAACGGAACTTCGGTCGCGTCCTTTACGCTGGCGGTTGACCGCGATCTTACGCCGAAGGGCGGAGAGAAAGAGACGGATTTCATTGATTGCGTCGCGTGGGCGGGAACCGCTGATTTTGTAAGCGGCTACTTTTTTAAGGGTAGCATGGCCGTCGTAGACGGTCGGTTGCAGCTGCGCGACTGGAAGGATAAGGACGGCAACAAGCGCCGGTCTGCTGAGATCGTGGCAAACCGTGTTTACTTCGGCGAAGGAAAGAAATCTTCGGAGCCGAAGGACCCGGAAAACCCCGGCGGGTTTACGATGATGGACGAAGATGACGGCGAAGAACCGCCGCTCTAAGGCGGTGGCGGGATGGCAAACAACAAAGACCCTGCCGTCTTGTTTTACACGTCGGATTTCCTATCCGGCTGTGCCTTGATGGATATGCGGGAGCGTGGGCAGTATATCACGCTCCTGTGTCTCCAAAGAGAGCGCGGGCATATGACGATGCAGGAAATCATACGGGCTGTCAAAAAGCCGTCAGACGAGGTTATGAGCAAGTTTCAGAAGGATGAGGACGGCAAGTACTTCAACCGCCGGATGGAGCTTGAAATCGAAAAACGGGACAAGCATTGCCAGCGTCAAAGGGAGAACATCAGCAAGCGTTGGAACAAAGAAAATGATAACTCTGGTATGGCTGATGGTAGTGCTTGCGGTAATACCACGGTATTACCTTTAGGAAATGGAAATGGAAATAGAAAAGAGAGTAGTTCTATTTCTGAGAAGAAACGTAAGAAATTTATACCACCTACGTTGGAAGAGGTTTCCGCATACGCGAAGGAGCGTGGAGTCCCGAATCTGGCACAGAAATTTTTCGACTATTATTCTGCCGGAAATTGGGCCGACGGGAAGGGCGATCCCGTACGGAACTGGAAGCAGAAGTTTTTGACGTGGGAATCGAAAGAACGCGAGAAGGGCGCGCCGTCACAGCCGGGGAAGAAGCCGGGGTACAACGTGCAGCACCACGGGGACGAGCTGTCTGATTTCCAGAGGGCGGCGATTCAGCGGATGTTGGGGGAGGAAGCATGATGAAGCAGGGAGCCGAGGTCTGGATTGTCATACCGGAGCCGCTACCGATTTACCAACGGCTCATGCCAAAGCTCAGAACGCCTTTAAGGGCGCGGAAGTATCCGCAGAAGATGCAGAACAAGGCGTTTTACCTCGTCAGCGTTAAGGACCCGGAGGACGGGCGGCGGAAGATTATCACCGTCCGGGAACCGGAATGCTGGGAGGCAGAAGTGACGGTGCAGGTCAGGAGGAAGACATGATCAGGCAAAAATACGCCGGACCATGCGGCAGGGATTGCCCACATCGAGGGCCGGGATGTGGCGCTACCTGCGAGCCGTGGCTTGCCTATGAGGCTGAACGGAACGCGGGCTACGACAAGCGCGCCGAGATCATCGACATAAGCCAAATGACCGATGGCGGGGCGAGAAACTGCCGGAGAGCGGCAAGAGGGAAACGGAAAATAGGAGGGGAAATGTGACACTATGACAGACAAGGAAATTATACAGGCGCTGCGGTGTGGAGAGGATGCCAATGGTACGCCACGCCCCGAACCAGGTGAGGGAGAGATCGTATGCTACGACTCGTTGAAACTTGCTGCTGCCGACCTGATCGAGCGGCTGGAAAAGGAAAGGAATGCTTTGATCGAAGCTGCAAATTCCAGAAAACTGTGTGAGATCTGCAAAAATGATTCGTATTGTTTCGATGCTCGGTGTACCGAGAACACCTGCGATGACTGTTATCAATACAGAGTTTGCCCTTGCTCAAACTGCTTATCGCACCCGAAATTTGAGTGGAAAGGATTGGAGAACGCGCTATGACAGACAAGGAAATTATACAGGTACTGCGTATCTGCGCGACGCATATAGAGAAGGGCTGCGGGCTCTGTCCACAAATGAAGTATGTGCGTTGCACGGAGCGGCTGGCGGATGAAGCTATCACCATGATCGAGCGCCTGACCGCCGAGAACGTGGCGCTGAGGGAGAAGGCGCCGCAGTGGATCAGCGTGGAGGAACGGAGGCCGGAGCCGGGGAAACGCGTCCTTGCTACGGACGGCATATTTGTCGGCGAGGCGTACCGCACAAGCGCGGATACATGGAGAAGATATGACGGAATAGCTATGCGTGACTGCATCGGCAGCGTAGTCACCCACTGGATGCCGCTGCCGGAAGCGCCGGAGGGAGGAGAAAAGGCATGAAAGTCTACATAGCCGGTAAAATCCCCGGAGATCCGAAATACCGGGCGAAATTTAAGGAAGCGGCGGCGGAGATAGCCCGAGGGGGCCACATCCCTCTCAACCCAGCCGACCTGCCAAAAGGGATGTGCCCAAAAGACTACATGTGCATCTGCTTTGCGATGATTGATGCGGCTGACGTGGTCGTTTTCCTGCCAGACGCGAAAGACAGCGCAGGCGCGCGCCTTGAGAAAGCATATTGTGAATACGTCGGGAAGGAGATGGAATTTTGGAGCGATTAACGTTTGAAGGGAACTTCTGCGACATCGCGCAGTGCCGCGAGCTGCCGTGTAAGTATGACGGGAACTGCACGCAGAAGGAGGCATGGGAAAGGCTCAAGCAGTTCGAGGATGCGGGATTATCTCCGCAGGCGTGCGCAGAGGCGCGAGAGATAGAGGAAACACTTTCCCGATGGGATTACTCCATCTCACGAATGGTGGAGCTGATGAAAGCGGATGTTGAAGGGCGCGTCCTGATTCTGCCGTGCGCACCGGATGCGATTTACTGGGAGAAGGTAGGCGGCATTCTGGCGCAGTCTCGCTTTGAAGGTCTACACGTCTACGAAGACGGCACGATTAAGTACGCTGGTTACGGCATGGAAATCTGCGCAGAGGACATCGGCAAGACCGTATTTTTGAGCCGCGAAGAAGCCGAGAAGGCTTTGCAGGAAATGGAGGGCAAGAAGGATGGCAACAAAACGAGTATGTGACCGCTGCGGGGCGGAGATAAACCCCACAAGCTCTGCGACGTATGTAAACGTACGAAGCGCGTTCCTTGAGGAATCACCTGATATTGAGCTTTGCTGCTCCTGCGCGATGCAAATCAAAGAATGGCTTAAGTCGCGTGTAGAGGAGGGCAAGAAGGATGGCTAAACTGAAACCGTGCCCGTTTTGCGGCGGGGAGGCGAAAGTCGTTGTGAGCTCTACAGAATATGGAAAAGGCATCGTCGGATGGCGATTTGGAGTAGAATGCCAAGATTGCCCCGTCCGGCTCACCAGAATAGATTATGAGCTGTCAATACGTTTGTCTGGGACCGGGGAAATCGAAACCATTATTGACGAACGCGATGAGGCAGCAGCTGCCTGGAACAGGAGGCCAATCGATGGGCCAACATAAACACAACCCGACCGCTATCGCGGCGGCAAAGGGCGAGCTGCCGCCGAAGGAGCGAGAGCGGCGGCTGACCAAGCGGCAGGCGGAAAGGCTCTTGCGGCTGAAAATTATACGAACAATCGACCCATTCCACGCCTTGCCGGATGGGATGGCCGGAGTTATTGCAGGAGGTATGCCTTATGGCTGATTATATCCGGCGCGAGGATGCGCTATTTGCGTTACGGAAAGCAGAACGCGGTGGAAGCATGACGGCACTAACACGGTTGGAACGTGCATATGCCGAAATTCGGGAAATGCCCGCCGCCGACGTTGCGGAGGCGGTGCATGGAACGCCGGTGACGGAAGTGCGCACGAGGACGATTATGGGATACCATGAGGAGATCGGAGTTTTGGCGGAAGACCGCTCTACACTTTACCGCAGGAATATGGTGCATGCGGACATCCCGTATGACCACTGCCCAATATGCGGCGCAACGCTGTGCTCACGGTGGCACAACTTCTGCGGTAAGTGCGGGGCGAAGATGGATGGAGGTGAAGATCGTGCGGTTAGTTGATTTAGATGCAGTAATCGATCGTATCGAAATGGAGTGGGGATACGAGGGGATACGTGAGGACTTATACAGTCTGCCAGTCGTAGACGCTGTGCCGGTGGTTCACGCGAAGTGGATTCCGTTCCATAGCAAAGCGGCAGGAGATATCCAGTATTGCTCGGCGTGCGACATCGGATTTGACGCGCGAATGGATTACTGCCCGCACTGCGGGGCACGCATGGACGGCTGGATGGAGGACGCAGACAATGGAGAGTGAAAAACTGGTTTCTGCCGATGGTCTGAGGGAATGGTTGAAGAAGATCCCACTTCATGATTTGAGCGATGGTCGCGGGCTTTGCCGCATAATTTTCGCGGAAGACTTTGAAAGGGCGATGGCGTCATTTCCGGGCGATACTATACAAATAGTGCGCTGCAAGGGCTGCAAATACTACAGAAACCATCCGAACGGGCTGTGCTATCTGCACACGGAGCCAAAGGAAAACGAGCGCGGTTATTCCGGTGTGGCGGTTTGCGTAGAACCGGATGATTTTTGCAGCTACGGTGTGAAGAAAGGCGGAACGGTTTTCTGAACAAGAGCTGGAACGGATGTGCTTTTCCGGAGAGAAATGCGGAGATTTTGAAGAAAGGAGATTTGAATGTTTGGAAGAGCAAAATTGAAAGCTGAAATTGTGCGGCTACAATACCGTGTGGCTGAACTTGAAGAAAGGTTATGCCCGTGTGAGGAACACGATTGGAAAGAGATTGGGTATAAATTGTCCTTCGGCGATTTTGACGTTTCGCGGATATGCACCTATAAATGCAGGAAATGCGGAAAAATCGTCACAAGAGATGAGGATTAGAGGATGAACATTACACTTTTGAAATATCCCACCGATGAGGACTGGGCGCTTGCAAAACAGTGCGCTTTAGTTACCATCGGCAAAGAGATGAAAACAGCACCGGACATGGAATGGAAGCACGCCATTCTCCGGGCTCGGCACAGCCCCATCCGGACGTTACAGTTTGCGTTTTATCTTGAGGGCGTGCCGTACTGGGTAAGCACCCATTTAGCCCGCCACGTCCACGCACAGCCGTTTATCCGGTCACAGCGGAATGACAGGCAGGACGAATACGACCGGAACGCAGCGCGGCAGGACGCGCCGGTAGACATGATCTGGTACATGAGCGCCGAAGAGCTGATGACCATTGCAGAAAAGCGGATATGCAAACTGGCGGCGAAAGAAACGCGGGAAGTTGTCTTAATGATGCGCTGGTTGGTGGTCAATCATTGCCCGGAGTTTGAAGGGCTGCTCGAGCCGCATTGCACGAAATACGGCGATTGCCCCGAAATGAAGCCGTGCGAGACCGGAAGGAGGCTGCAAGGTGGGAACGATACTGGCGATTGACCCGGGGAATATGGAATCCGGGCATGTCCTCGTAGAGCACGACGGGCATGAAATCCGGAAGGTGCTGGACGTTGGTAAAGTTCCGAACGGGGAGATATTCCCCGTTCTCTGCCGGGAGTATCAGCACCTGGCAATCGAAATGGTTGCCGGAATGGGAATGCCAGTCGGTCAAGAGGTGTTTGATACGTGCTTCTGGATTGGGCGGTTCTGGGAATATGCCGAGCTTTACCGGAAGGGGTACCAGATACAGAAGATCTTCCGCCGGGAAGAAAAGCTCTACCTTTGCGGCAGAGCGTCGGCGAAGGATGCAAACATTCGGCAGGCGCTTGTAGACCGCTACGCGCCCGGTCAGCCGAATTTCGGGAAAGGGACGAAGAAGAATCCGGGCTTTTTCTACGGCTTCTCGGCGGACATGTGGGCGGCGATGGCGGTGGCTGTAACGTATTTTGACAAGTACATAAGGGGGATACAGCTATGATTTGCCCGGGCTGCAATAAAAAGATGCGGTGCATGAACAGCAGGCCGACAAGCGAGCGGATCATCAGAACACGAAGATATTTATGCGAAAGCTGCGGCGAGGTGCGCTACACGGTGGAAATCCTAAAAGAAACATACAGCGCGCTTTCGGCGCAAAAATTGAAGGAGGTAACGCATGGAGCAGTTGAAGGGCGCGAAGTTTGACGGCGGAAAGCCCAGACCGTCCACCGTCCCCGTGGAGGCGATAGAGGCGATCATGGCGGCTCGGGAATACGGGCTTCAAAAGTACAAAGACGCGGAGGACTGGCGCAGCATTGAGCCGGAGAGATGGCACGAAGCGCTTTTAAGGCACGTTCTGGCAATCTGGGAAGACCCGACGCACATCGACGAAGAATCCGGGCTGCCGTCTATTTGGCACGTGATGACAAACGGGGCGTTTTTGTGTGCGTGCTTGAAGGATGTCTTGGACGAGAAGATGAAACAAGGAGGCTGATACGGTGAGCAAACCGCGCTATGGATGGTGGGGCTACGCGAAATGGATGGTACGAAGCTACAAGGGCGGTACGCTTATGACGCGGGAGGAAATCGACGCGGTAGATGCTGCTGTCGAGGAAACAAAGCAGCTTCCCGATGGTGCGGAACGGCTGAAGCTTATTGATCTGGTCCTTTGGAAGCGTACACACACCTTACAAGGCGCTGCGATGGTGGTATATGTTTCGGAGCGTACCGCTCAGGAATGGCATAGGCAGTTTATCTACTTAGTGGCAGAAAAACGTGGTTTATATTCAAAAGTTTGCGTAAGAGAGCCTTAAACATAGTGTATCGTTGAGAGCGTAGAGGTGTATCCTCTGCGCTTTCATCCTTCTTACGGCTACGCAGCGTACTGCGGAACCTCCTTTTTCTTAGCTCCACCGGAAACCGCAATCCGGTGGAGCGTGAAAAGGAAAATTGGAAGGGTGAATAAGGAGGGACGAGATGGAAGTAAAAAGCTTGAAATTAGATAGCATTACGCCCTATGGGAAGAATGCAAAGAAACACGATAAACGGCAGATCAACAACGTTGCTGAGAGCATCAAGCAGTACGGCTTTGTGCAGCCGATTGTAGTTGACCGGGACGGTGTGATTGTAATCGGTCATTGCCGCGCTCTGGCGGCAAAGAAGCTGGGAATGGAAGAAGTGCCGTGCGTCTGTGTGGACGATCTGACACCGGAGCAGGTGAACGCCCTGCGGCTGGTGGATAACAAGAGCAACGAGAGCGACTGGGACTTTGACCTGCTGTCGGTCGAACTGCCGGGGCTTGACCTGTCGGCTTTTGACTTTGACTGGGGACTTCGCGACGAGCTGAACGATTCCGTTGTGGAGGATGATTATGACCCTGTTCTTCCGGCAGAGCCTAAGAGCAGACTTGGCGATGTATATCAGCTTGGAGATCATCGCCTTATGTGCGGGGACAGTACGTCCTTGGAGGATGTACAAAAGCTCGTAGGGGGGGCACAGATGGACTTGCTTCTCACGGACCCGCCGTACAATGTGGACTATCAGGGCGCCGCCGGTAAAATCAAAAACGACAACATGGAAGATACAGCATTCAGGCGCTTTTTGAAGGATGCGTTTTCTAATGCAGCAATGGTCATGAAACCGGGCACACCGTTCTACATTTGGCACGCCGATAGCGAAGGGTATAACTTCCGTGGGGCGTGCAGAGATGCGATGCTGCGTGTCCGGCAGTGCCTGATTTGGGTGAAGAACTCCCTTGTGATGGGGAGACAGGATTTCCAGTGGAAGCATGAACCTTGCCTCTATGGCGAGAGCGAAATCGAAGAGGAAGGGCATGAACCGTGCCTTTACGGATGGACGGAAGGCAAGAAGCACTATTTCTTTAAGAACCGCAGACAGACCACCGTGTTGAATTTTGATAAGCCTGTCAAATCTGCGGAGCATCCGACCATGAAGCCGATTAAGCTGTTTGATTACCAGATGCAGTGTTCCAGCAAGCCGGGAGAGAATGTGCTTGACCTGTTCGCTGGCTCTGGTACAACGATCATGGCAGCGGAGCAGAACGGGAGACATGCGTATTGCATGGAGTTTGACCCAAAGTATGCCGATGTAATCATTGATCGTTGGGAGAAGTTCACAGGAGAAAAGGCGGTGCTTCTGAGTGACGGTTGAAGAAGCACAGGGAATTATTGACAAAACAACGAGCCCGTATTTGAAGCGGGACATGGAAAAGTTTATCAAACGCCAGAGGAGAAAGGAGGGCGCGTATGGCACGACCAAAAAAGGAAATAGATCAGAAGCAGTTCGAGGCACTGTGCGGGCTTCAATGTACCCTTCTGGAAATCTGCGACGCGCTTGATGTAAGCGATAAAACCTTAGACGGATGGTGTAAGAGAACTTATGGGGAGCATTTCTCCGAAGTATTCGCAAAAAAGAGGGGTAAAGGGAAAATATCACTGCGAAGAATGCAATGGAGGCTTGCCGAAAAGAATGCGTCTATGGCTATCTGGCTCGGGAAACAGTACCTCGATCAGAAAGACGTTGTGGAGCAAAACATCAATACAGAGTGCGTCAAGGTGATACTTGATGTCTGACATCCGCCTATCTGAAAAAATCGGCTCTGCGTTTTACGAAGTTGCACGCGATGTTTTCAAGCATGGTCACACGCACTACGATTTTAGTGGCGGGCGTGGGTCGTTGAAGTCCTCCACTGTGTCTGTACTCGTTCCCCTGCTGCTGATAAACAACCCAAACACACACGCGCTTGTGCTGCGAAAGGTTGCGAATACCATACGCGATAGCGTTTATGCACAGTACATATGGGCAATCGGTGAGCTTGGCATGGCGGCATATTGGGAAGCAAAGGTTTCCCCGATGGAACTGATATACAAGCCTACCGGCCAGAAGATCATGTTCCGGGGTGCGGACGACCCAATGAAAATCAAGTCCATTAAGGTACCGTTTGGTTATATCGCTGTTACGCACTTTGAGGAGAAAGACCAGTTTGCCGGTCGTGCCGAAATACGAACGATTTTGCAGTCGACAATGCGCGGCGGCTCTAAATTCTGGAATTTTGAAAGCTATAATCCGCCGATCAGCCGGGACAACTGGGCAAACAAAGACAGCTTGGAAGAACGCTCGGACAGGCTGTGCCACAAGTCAACATATCTGCAAGCGCCGCCAGAGTGGCTGGGGCAGCAGTTTATTGACGAAGCTGAACACCTGAAAGCCACTGACGAGCGGGCGTATCAGCATGAATACCTCGGCATCCCGGTCGGTACCGGCGGCAATGTGTTTGACAGGCTCGAATTTCGGGAGATCACGGACGAAGAAGTTTCCAGATTCGATAAAATCTATCAGGGCGTGGATTTCGGATGGTTCCCAGACCCCTTTGCATTTATCCGGCTGCATTACGACAAGGCAAGGGAAACAATTTACCTGCTTGACGAGATATACCAAAATAAGCTTTCGAACGAGCAGAGCGCGACGATAATCAAACAGCGCAGATATGGCAATGTGCGCGTCATCTGTGACAGCGCGGAGCCAAAGAGCGTGGCTGACCTACGGGCAATGGGATTGCCTGCGTATGAGGCGGTCAAGGGACCCGGCTCGGTCGAATACGGCATGAAGTTCTTGCAGAGAAGAACGATTGTCATTGATAGAAAACGAACGCCACATGCCTACGATGAGTTCGTGGGCTACGAATATGAAAGAAACAAAGACGGCGATATTATCAGCGGATACCCGGACGCGAACAATCATCTGATTGACGCGACGCGGTACGCCTTAGAGCCTGTGAGCCGTAGAATGGGAGTTATTGCATGACGGTTATCGATAAATTAAAGGAACTCGGGTATACGACAATCCCAGAGGAATTCTATACATACGTGTCCCTTTGGAAGTCGTGGTACGTCGGCAAAGTCAAGGGGTTCCATCAGTACCGGAGATATAACGGAAATAAGTGGACAAAGTGCAATCGTGCAAGCCTCGGCATGGCGAAAAAGGTTTGTGAGGACTGGGCGAACCTTTTGATGAATGAGAAAGTCCAGATAACACTTGAGGGGCAGAAAGAACAGGCGTTCGTTGATAGCGTCCTGACGGCGAACAACTTCACGGTCAAGGCAAGCGAAATGCAGGAAATGAAATCCGCGCTCGGAACTGTAGCGTATATCCCTCGTGTGGTCGGCCAAGCGGTCAACGAGAGCGGAGAGACCGTTCCGGGCGATGTTTCCGGTATCGCTCTTGACTATGTGACTATTGAGCACATTTTTCCGCTGGCTTGGCAGAATGGCTTTATTTCAGAGTGTGCTTTTGACAGCGTTGTCACACGGGCTGGAAAAAACTATCTGTATTTGCAGATTCACCGGAAAGACGAAAAAGGACTTTACGTCATCGAGAACAGCATTTACCGATACGAAAACGAAACGCTTGCCGACGCACTGCTTACCGATGTTCCGGGCTTTGAGCGAATACCCCCTGTGGTACATACGGGAAGCGACAAGAGGCAGTTCGTCATCGACAGACCGAACATCGCAAACAATCTTGACTACCTGCTTCCGGTTGGTATCCCTGTGTATGCAAATGCAATCGACGTTCTGCGCGGCGTTGACTGTGCCTATGACTGCTACGTCAACGAGTTCGAAAACGGCCCAATGATGATGATGGTAAAAATGCCCGCTACAAGGTGGGAAGACGATGAACCGACGCTTGATGACAATGACCGGCGTTTCTATCTGCTTCCGGAGGATACGCAGCAAGGGAATGTTGTAGAGACAATTTCTCCGACGCTGAGAACCGAGCAACTGAATGTAGGACTTCAAGACCAACTGAACGTACTGTCCAGTAAGTGCGGCTTCGGCGAGACCTATTACCGTTTCGACGGCGGCAGCGTTGCGACGGCAACGCAAGTTATCAGCGAAAACTCCACCATGTTCCGCACCATTAAGAAACATGAAATTGTGCTGGAACAAGCGCTAGTGGAGCTGTGCCGTATTCTGCTACGGTTGGGAAACACAGCTATGAAAGCCGGTCTGAATGAAGATGTGGAAATATCTATAGATTTCGATGACAGCATCATAGAAGACAAAGCTACTGATTTCTCCCGCGATATGCAGCTTCTCAGCGCAGGCATCATGAACGACTGGGAGTTCCGTATGCGCTGGATGAATGAGGACGAGGCGACAGCAAAGGCGGCGCTGCCGAAGGCGCGTGACATGGTAATCGAGGAAGAAACGGAGGTCGAGTAATGGGATTTGGAGAAAACACTGGGACTATTGGGGTTGTGAAAGATGAGCCGGTATCCATTTACCCCAGAACTACTTGATGCGATCCCAGAGGATCTGGCAGAACTGTTCCGAGGATTGGAAGATACGCTCCTCGATGAGATATGCAGTAGGCTTGCGCTGAAAGACCAGCTGAACGAAGTGACTGTTCAGGCAATCAGAGCGCTTCGTTCGCATGGTATCAACACGAAGGAGATTGAAAAAGCAATCCGCAAGACCTCTGGAATTAGCGAGAAGAAGCTCAAGGAGCTTTTCAGTGACGTTATTGCCAGAAACCAGAAGTATTACACATCGGTTATCGACATGGCAGGGCTGACACAGCCTGATATTCTGGTGAACACTGCGACAATCGAAGCAATCAGAGCGCAAACGCTTGATGAATTTCATAACATCACACAGTCTATGGGATTCTTGGTGGACAAAGGCAGGACGATGCTCCCGCCTGCGCGTGCATATCATTGGGCGTTAGATTCTGCTGTCATGCAGATTCAGAGCGGGGCGATCAGCTACAATCAGGCGATTAAGTCTGCGGTGCAACAGCTTGCAGGCGGACTGAAAGTCGTGAACTACGAAAGCGGACACGTTGACAACATCGATGTTGCTATTCGGAGAGCTGTCATGACCGGCGTGAATCAGATCTGCGACCAGTACACGAACCAAAGCGCAGAGTACCTTGATACGAGATACTTTGAAGTGTCTGCGCACTCTGGGGCGCGTGACAAGCCGGGTGCTTCGCCGTGGTCAAGCCACAAAGAATGGCAAGGGAAAGTCTATTACCAGAGTAAAAGCGGCGAACCTGACCCGCTGGGGCTTTATGATGACCTTGTGGAAACGACCGGTTACGGATATGTTGACGGTCTGACAGGCGCAAACTGTAGGCATCACAAATACCCGTTTGTTCCGGGAGTTTCGGAACGAACTTACACAGACGAACAGCTCAAGCATATCGACGATGGTCTTGGCTGCACGTTTGACGGAAAGACTTACACAGCCTATGAAGCGACGCAGATGCAGCGCCGCATAGAACGGCAAATCCGCGCGCAGAAGAAGCTTAGAAACGCATACAAAGAAGCTGGTCTTTCCGAGGACGCGACCGCCGCGAACACAAAGCTTCGGCGGCTGAACGCAGAATATAGCAGGTTCAGCGAGGCTGCAGGGTTACCGGAGCAGAGAGAAAGGACGAAAGTATTGTATGATTGACGAAAATCTAAAGCAAGCCATCGAGCGGGCGCTTGCGTCCGGCTTCCGGGTGGAACTCCTGCGAGACAAAGACGGGAAAATTATCGCGCAGACAATCCAGCGAAAACGGCTGAAAACTGAATAAATTCCCACGGCGTAAATGTTCGCCGGGAAGGGCTGAATGGAGCCAACTACTAAGAATTTTTTGGTAGTTGGCTATTTTTTATTTTGAATTTGGAGGTTCAAACATGGCAGACGAAGGTGGAGTTTGGCGCACAATCAGCGGGCGGCGGGTATTTATCAAAGACGGACAGAGCCTGACAGATGCAATGCGCGAAAGCGGGAAGTTTGGGGAGGACAAAACCAAACTCTTTAACAGATCGGATTTCTCAACTGCAAAAAAGCTTACAGAAGAAATCTGCAGCGAACAAGATTTTATGTACTTCGGTTTACGTGTGCAGGAAGAAGATACGGAAAATATCGGTGAAACAATGAAACACACGTCACAAAATTTTGGCGGTGATTTTGACGATGCGGGCACGGAGCCGGAAGACCTTGATGGCGTGTCAACGATTCGTATTGACCGGACGTCACAGGTGATGCAGTACGGTGGATACGAAGGACGCGTCATGTATTTGCTCGGAGCTGATGAGGGCGAAGACGGATACGACCCCGGGGAATTCATTATGAAGGACGCGCGAGTCCTTGCAAAGATGAAAGTGGAAAATGGAGCTCTCAAAATTACAGAAAAGGTAAAATCTGAAGACTCCAAAATTTCTTCAGCTAAAACATCGAATAGCCCTAGCGCAAGTTCATCGACTTATGCAGGTACGGCGACACAGGTAAAAGAATACCGCTCTTTTAAAGCTGAAATGGAGCGTAAATATGGCGACCGTATTTGGTCAGATATGACAGATAGCGAGTACGACAGATACGAAAGGCTGGAACGTATCGCATATCGCGGAAAATGAAAAACGCAGCGGGGAATGACGCTGTGGGAATAGAAAGGATTTACAAAAAATGAAAGACGAAATTATGACTTTTGATGAAATACTGGCTGACCCCACTTACAAGGCGGAGTTCGACAGGCGAATCACAAAGGCACTTTCGACTGTTCAGAGCAAGCTGGACGCGGAAGTGGAGAAGAACAAGCAGTTTGCAGCGAACGGCAGCGCGGAAACGGAAGCGCTCAAAAAGGAGATCGAGGGCTACAAGTCCAAGATCGCCGATTATGACTACGCAGATGTGATCCGCAAGACGCTTGCTGAAAAGGGCGTGAAGTTCAGCTCTAAAGCTGCTGAAAAGGCATATTTGGCAGACCTAAAAGCAAAACACCTTGAAATCAAAGACGGTGCGCTTGATGGGTTTGACGAATGGCACAAGGCTCAAGTCAGAGCCGATCCATCCGCGTTCCAAGACGGCGTAAAAATCGACTGGTCTGCCGCCGTTGGCGGCGGCGAAAAGAAAACAGATACCAATGCCGCGATGAACAATCTGATCCGCGGCGCACTCAAGTAACGAAAAGGAGATTACAACATGGCAAGTATTGATCGTTCCGCACTTTCCGGCCTTATCCCGGAACCCGTAACCCGCGAAATCATGCAGGGCGCTATCGCCGAATCTGCCGTTCTTCGTATGGGCCGCAGACTGGCGAATATGTCCAGCAAGACGCAGACCATTAATGTGCTTGACGCACTTCCCTCCGCGTACTTTGTCAACGGCGAGGCCACTGACAGCGGCGCTGGTGAGGCATTCAAGCAGACCACCAAGATGGCGTGGGACAAGAAGAAGCTGTATGCCGAGGAAATCGCGGTTATCGTCCCCATTCCCGAGGCTGCTCTCGATGATGCGGATTATGACATTTGGGGCGAGGTCAAGCCCCGTCTGACCGAGGCTTTCGGCAAGGTCATTGACGCGGCAATCTTGTTCGGCACGAACAAGCCGAGCACTTGGCGCACTGGAGTTGTTCCTTCGACCATCGCTGCCGGTAACGGCGTACCCGTCGGCACAAGCGTCTTTGACGACATCATGGGCGAGAACGGCCTGATCGCGAAGGTCGAGCTTGATGGCTTCAATCCGAACGGCGTTATGTCCGCAATCCAGATGCGCGGCAAGCTGCGCGGACTGAAGGACACGACCGGTCAGCCAATCTTCAAGTCCGATATGCAGGGTGCAACGCGCTATGGCCTGGATGGTATGGATATGTACTTCCCGATGAACGGCGCATTTGACCCGGCACAGGCACAGATGATTGTCGGTGACTGGACGCAGCTGGTATACGCCATCCGTCAGGACATGACCTTTAAGATCTTCACCGAGGGTGTCATTCAGGACCCGAGCACGAAGGCAATCACCTACAACCTCATGCAGAACGATATGGTCGCTCTCCGTGCGGTCATGCGTCTCGGCTGGGAAATCGCAAACCCGGTCAACGCATACAACGTTGACATTGCCAACCCGTTCCCGTTCTCTGTTTATGGAAAGGCTGGCACAGTATCTACGGTGACTGTATCCCCTGCTACTGCAACCGTGAAAAAGGGAGCGAGCAAGGCGTTTGCGGCTTCTGTTGCTGGTGAAGGCATCGTGAGCGGCGATGTCGAGTGGAGCCAGAGCGGCGCGAAGTCTTCCATTTCGGAAAACGGTATCCTGACGGTCGCTTCCAACGAGACGTCCGCGAGCATTACCGTTACCGCAAAGTCCAAGCAGGACAGCACGAAGACCGGAACGGCCACTGTGACGGTAGGTTCGTAACAGAAAGGAGCTGGCGCAATGATATACGCCGATTATGAGTACTACTGCGATATCTACAAGGGAACGGTAGACGCTGACAGCTTTTGCAGATTGGCGACACGCGCCAGTTCCTTCCTTGACTACTACACGCAAAATCGAGTAAAGGATTTTGCGGAGCTGGATGCTGTGAAAATGTGCTGCTGCGCCTTAGTCGACCAGTATATGCTGATCGACACGGCACAGGAGCTTGCCAGAAAAAATGTGTCCGCCGGGCTTGCATCTGACGAAGGAGAATTGCAGAGTGAGACTGTAGGCGGCTATTCCCGGACGCTTCGCAGCGGCGGTGATTCTTCCGTAGCTGCATTAAAAGCGGCTTCGGAGGCGAAGAAAGCTCTTGCAAGCGTAGCACGCGAATATCTAGCCCATACCGGGCTTCTCTACAGAGGCAGGTGTTTTGCATGTACGCCCCCCACACTGTAACCATCTACAACGTCACACAGGAGCAAGACCAGGATTTCAAGGACACGCAGAAGAGCTATATCACAGTGATTCGCGGCGTAATGCTCCAAGCGTCGAAAGCTGCCAATGTCCGCGCGAGCGGGCTTGAAGGTGCAGATGCGGTAAACCTGTACATTCCGTTTTCCTCGCCAGCCGTAGACGGCGTGACAGGCGCGGAGAAGCGCTACGTCGGGCCGCAAGAATTCTGGCGTGCAACTGATAAAAGCAAAATCTGGACGCTCTCCACGGACGGTAACGGCGGCACGACCTTCTTTGTGAAGGGTGAAGTAGTCGAACCGGACAAGACGGAAGAACAGATTGAGATGCTTTACGACGATGTGTACAAAGTGACAAAGGTGGACATGAAGGACTTCGGCAGTCCTTCCATGCGGCACTGGCAGGTCGGAGGCACGTGATGCTGAAATTCAGTGTAAAAACCGACGGCTTTGACGAGCTTCAGGAGGCTATAGCACGGGCTTGCACAAAAGCAGAACACATTGTTGCTGTACAGGCAGAGAAGGATACAAGCCCGTATGTGCCGTTTTTGACCGGCTCTCTCGACCAGAGAACGCAGGTGGTTGGTAATGCGATCATCTATCCGGGGCCGTATGCACGGTTTCTGTATTACGGGAAAGTCATGGTTGACCCGGAGACTGGCAGCACATACGCGCCAAAGGGCGGGACGAAGGTTCTGACAGACAAAAACCTTGTGTTCACGACATCCGGACACGCGCAGGCACAATCACACTGGTTCGAGGCTTCAAAGGCTGAGAACCTTGACAAATGGATTCGAGTTGCAGATAAGGCGGTGAAAAATGGGCTCTGAAAAAGAAAAAAAGCTTGTTTCTTCAGAGGAAGAACAGGACATATCCAGAAAAATGATGGTCTGGGTTAACTCGTTTTCGGATGACGATCTCCCGGCTGCAACCATAAATTATGAGTTTCTCGCCGCTGATTCCGCAAGCGTGGCTCTGTCCGTGATTCAAGGCGCGTACATAACAAGAAGGTACTTGCTCGGCGGGCATGAGGCAGAATACCAGTTCAAGATCATAGCCCGTATCAAGCCGGGCGGAAGTAACGACAAGCGCTTGAAAGCTGATGCGGTACTAAACCGCTTCGGGGATTGGGCGATGCAGAATTATCCGTCTCTTGGAGATGGCGTTCGTGTCCGTCGCATGGAAGCGGTCAGCCGCGCGGCGGTATTCGCCGTGTACCAGGGCGGATGGGAAGACCATCAAATCTTAATGAAGATGAAATATGAGGTGATTTAACTATGGCAGATATGACCTTTAACACCGTTGCTGGGCAGCCTGTAGACAGAGAACTTTTGATTCTTTTTGTGAATACGGGCTCTGATTCCGCCGCCGTGTGGTCGCCGCTTGGGACGCGCGTCACGGATTCCAGCATGGAATACGACTGGCAGAAGGATTCCAACAAGGACATCCTCGGCACGACCAGAACCACGATGAAAAAGCCCATCATCACGCAGGACTTTGAACCGTGCGAACTCGATGCCGGAGATGTTGCGCTTACGCATATCTGGAACCTCGCCGTTAAGGAACAGAACGCGGCGGCTCTGGCGAATCAGGACATTCTTATCGTGCATCATTACGCAGGCACGAAGAAAACGGCTGTTTTTGCAGAGAGATACAAGGGCGCTGCAATCGAGGCGACAGGTCTCGGCGGCGAAGGCGGCGGCTTCGTAGGTATGCCGCTTACGGTAACTCCGGGCGGCGAGAGAATCACCGGCACTGCGGCGGTTGGTTCCAACGGAGAAATTACGTTTACGCCGGACGCGGCATAAGGAGGGACGATAGATGACGGACATCAAGATTGCAACTGGCGTTGAAAAAATCAACATCAACGACAAAGTAACGCTCGAGTTCAACCCGACAGACGCAGAAATTGTAGAGAAAATTTTTGACGTGTTCAACGGATTGGAAGATCGTCAGCGGAAATATCAGGCAGAAGTGGAAAAGAACGCGAACAAAAAAGAAATCTTTGAGATTGCGCGTCGGGAAAGTAACGAAATGCGCGATACGATCGACAGCCTTTTCGGGGTTCCGCTTTGCACGCCTCTTTTCGGCTCTATGAACGTCCTCGCACTGGCTGACGGTTTGCCTGTATGGAGCAATCTGATGCTCGGCATCATCGACCAGATCGACACTACCTTTGCGAGAGAACAGAAGGCTACGAACCCGAGAATCAAGAAATATATGGAAAGATGGAAAAAGTAATCTGGTCTTTACCGACATCGGTCAACGTAAACGGAACAGAATACGAAATCCGGTCTGACTATCGGGCGGTGTTGGATATCCTCACCGCCCTTGTTGATAGCGAGCTGGACGAGCAGGACAAGGCGGAGGCATCGTTGAGAATCTTCTATCCCGACTTTGAGGAAATGCCATCCAGCGACTATCAGGAAGCTTTGAACCAGTGTTTCCGGTTTATAGACCGTGGGGAAGAACGCAAAGAAAAGAAGCGAGAACCCGTGTTGATGTCATGGGAGCAGGACTTCGACATGATTATTGCCCCCGTGAACAGAATCGCTGGATGCGAGGTTAGGGCGCTTGAGTATCTGCACTGGTGGTCGTTCCTGTCTTTCTATCAGGAAATTGGAGACTGCCTGTTTGCTCAAGTGGTTCGTATTCGAGACAAAAAGGCACACGGGAAGCCTCTGGACAAGCAGGAGCGGGAGTTCTACCGAAAGAACAGGGATATAATCGATTTGAAAGTTACATACACAGAGGCAGAGAAAGACGTTCTCGCCGCATGGGGCATTTCAAAATAAGGTGGTGAGAAAATGGCAGATGGAAGAATCGTTGTTCAAGCGGAGGTCGACGCAAAAAACGCGCAGAAGGAGCTTGATAAGCTGACGGCGAAAATCGACAAGATGGAAGCCGAGCTGAAGAAAAGCACCGGAGAGCAAAGCGGGCTGAAATCTCAGCTTGACGCAGCGAAAGAATCTGCAAAACAGGCAGAAAATGCGCTGAAATCGTTGCGGGCGGAATCCGAGCGGCTTCGACAGATCACGTCCGGTGAGGTGGCTGCGTCTCCGGAGGCTTATATCACAGCATACGGACGGCAGACGGAAGTTGCGGCGCAAATCAAAGAGCAGGAAGCAATCCTAAAAGAGCAAGACAAGATCGTTGAGAGTTTGGACGGAAAGTATGCAAAAATCACGGACAAAGTGATCGCGCAGACTTCTGATTTGGACGCTGCGAAGCAAAAAGCCGGAGAACTCACGGAGCAAATCACAAGCGCAAGCGGCGCGACAGAGCGCATGGAGACCGCTGCAAAAAAGGTTTCCGACAGCATGAATACGTTCAGCAAGCGTGTTTCCGGGCTTTTTAAGCGCGTTCTTGTGTTCTCTCTGATTACTCGAGCGTTGCAAAGCCTGCGTGCATGGCTTGGGAAGACCATCATGCAGAACGAGGAAGCGAGGGCGGCGGTTGCACGTCTCAAGGCGGCGCTTCTGACACTCGCGCAGCCGATTCTTCAAGTCGTGATTCCTGTTTTCGTGAAGCTTGTGAACATTCTGACACAGGTTGTTACAGCTATCGCGAAGTTCTTTGGTATGCTGTCCGGGAAAAGCTGGTCTTCGCAGAAATCAGCCGCGCAAGGGCTGAACGACGAGCAAAAGGCGCTGGAAGGTGTCGGCTCTGCAGCGGAGGACGCAAGCAAGAGCATGGCAAGCTTTGACGAGATCAACCAGCTAACCGACAATTCCGCTTCTGCGGCAGGTGGTGGCGCTGGCGGAGCGGCATCAACGGAGATCGCGCCGGACTTCTCGAATCTCGACATGGCAGAGGACAAACTCCACGATATTCTCGGCTTGGTAGGAGCGATTGCAGCCGGGCTTCTTGCGTGGAAAATCGCGAGTTTATTCACGAACGACCTGAGCAAAATTTGGGGCATCGCCCTTGCTGTTGCCGGTGCGTTTGCGCTTGTGTACTTCTGGCTGGATGCTTGGAATAACGGAATCGATTTGCAAAACTTCCTCGGGATGCTGGCAGGTCTTGCCGCGCTTGCAGTTGGACTTGCAATCGCTTTCGGGCCAATCGCGGCAGGAATTGCATTAGTTGTAGGCGGGCTTGCCATGCTGGTTGTCGGTATCAAAGACGTTATCGAAAATGGATTTAATTTGGTGAATACGCTTACGATCATCGCAGGGCTGCTTGCCGCTGGTATCGGCATTTCACTTCTGACGGGCAGCTGGATTCCACTTCTGATTGCAGGTTTCCTCGCCGCGCTGGTTGCGCTTGTGTCCTTCACCGGACATGGGGAAGAACTGATTCAAGGCTTAAAGAATATTATAGACGGTTTCGGGAAGTTCTTCAAGGGTGTATTCACCGGAGACATGAAGCTTGCCGTAGAAGGCATTAAGCAGATCTGGGAAGGAATGAAGCAGACGTGGAACGCGATTGTAAACTCCATCAAGGACGCGTGGAACGCATTTATTACATGGCTGCAGGGTAAGAACCCGGCACTTGCTGCGATTTTTGAAACGATTGGAAAGCTGTTCTCCGACCAGTACAACGCATGGAAAAAGATCCTCAGCGGCCTTATTACCTTCCTGACCGGCGTATTCACCGGAGACTGGAAGAAAGCATGGAACGGTGTCCTGGATATTCTGAAAGGCGTTTGGAATCTCATTGTCGGTACGGTCGAAGGCGCGATTAACTTCGTTATAGATGGTATCAACTTTCTTATTTCCAAGCTTAACACGATTCAGATCAACGTTCCGGACTGGGTTCCGAAGATTGGCGGCATGACGTACGGCATAAATATTCCACCTGTTACGCGAGTATCTCTCCCCCGCCTCGCGTCCGGCGCGGTCATCCCGCCGAACCGGGAGTTTATGGCGGTGCTGGGCGACCAGAAGAGCGGAACGAACATCGAAACGCCGCTTGAGACAATGGTGCAGGCATTCAAACAGGCGATGAACGAATCCGGCGGACGGTCGCAGACGATCATCTTGCAACTCAACGGCAGAGAGTTTGCGCGGGCTGTCTATAAGGCGAATAACGAAGAAACGCAGCGTGTAGGCGTAAGGCTGGCGGGGGTGAAAGCATGACGAGTGTTTTGACCCTCGACGGAACGGCGTATCCGAACCTGCATGTAACCAGTCTGAAACGCTCTTTCGCAGTTTTGGACGGCGATAATGCGGGGCGCGTGATGACCGGCGCGATGGTGCGCGACATCATCGGAACGTTTTACAACTACAGCGTAGAGCTCGACCCGGTTGGGACTGACCCGGCGGAATACGACAGGTTCTATGAAGCAATCTCTGCTCCGGTCGACAGCCATTCCCTCACCGTTCCGTATGCACAAGGAACATTGACCTTCGATGCGTATGTGGCAAACGGAGATGATGAACTTTTGACGGCTTACGGGCAGAAGAACGAATGGGGAAACCTTACATTTAATTTTGTTGCGATGAAGCCGAAGAGGACGCCGCTATGAGTGTAAAAGTTGTGTATGAAGACGTTGCGGTCGGTTCTGCGGCGGCTGCGAGTGTGACAGCAAGCGAGGCTATGGGTATTTCAAAAACCTCGCTGCTGCCCTTCGGGGCATTCGATGGGCCAGTGGCAACGACGGAGCAGAATCAATGGGTGCTGAACGGGACTAGAAAGCTAAAGCCAAAATCTGAGCCAGTTGGCTTTTGGTCGACACCTCGGAGCGGCGCAGACTGTACGTTCCAAACACCGCCTACCATTGAGATATCCCTTGACGGGCAGTTTACGTCCCTCGGAATCTACTTCAAGTTCGATGGGCAAACCGGGGACTATTGCAGCGACCTCGATCTCTCATGGTACAACGGGAGCACGGGGCTTGCCGCGCAGAAGTTTTTTCCAAACTCCGGAAACTACTTCTGCGAAAGAACAGTCGAGCTGTACAACAAAATCAAGATTCAGTTCAACAAAACGAATCTTCCGAACCGACCCATTAAAATCTCCTTGATTCTTTTCGGCATCGTTCGAGAGTTCGAGCGGCAGGAGCTTCGGAGTGTTGAGGCGACCGAAGAATTGAACATCATATCCGACGAGCTGGCGATTAACACGCTGGATTTCACGCTGGACAGCATGGAAGATATTGATTTTATCTTCCAAGAGAAGCAGCCCGTTTATGCGTACAACGGAAAGACGAAAATCGGCACTTTTTACATCGATGAATCTACCCGCGTAAGCAAAAACGTATACAACGTTTCCTGTATTGACGCTTTGGGAATCTTGGACGAAGACCCATTCCCGGCTGTTGTTTATTCCAAAGCCAACGCGAAAACGGTTTTAGAAAGCATCCTCGGCGGGTATTTCGTCTTGGAGCTTTCGGAGGAACTACAGACAGAGAAGCTGACAGGATACATTCCTGATTGCACGCGAAGGGAAGCTTTGCAGCAGGTGGCGTTTGCGCTTCGGGCTGTTGTGGACACCAGCGGAACAGGAAACGTGAAGGTATGGAGGCTGTCTGAGGAAACACCGACGGAGATTCCTATGAACCGTCTCTACGTCGGCGGAGAGGTCAGCCAGTCCGCCATCGTGACCGAGGTAAGAGTTACCGCGCACACGTACAGCACGTCCGGAAGCGGAAGCGATACGGTTGAAGTTGGCGGGAAAAAGTATTTCCATACGACGGCGGTCACGGTAAAACAGAACCCGAACATTACGGCATCCACAAAGCCAAATGTCATCGAGGTCAAGGACGCGACGCTTGTCAACTCGACGAATGTTGCAGCGGTAACGCAGCACGTCTTTGACTATTATATGCGGCGGCAGACGCACAGCGTTCAGATCGTCATGGACAAGGAGCTTCCCGGTGACTATGTAGACACCACAACTCCGTGGGATGATCACATTACCGGGACGATAACGAGCATGACCATCAAACTGAGCGGCATCGCGGCGGCTGAGTGCGACATCGTCGGAACGGGGGCTTCTGCATGAGAATTATGAAAACCTTAATCACCGACCGGACGCAGGCTGACGCTTCCTATGCTGAGAAGCTTTACAAGAAGCTGTGGAGCGACTTCACGGAGCAGGAAAAGGCAGACTTTGAAGCTGGCTTGAAAGGCTCTTACAAAGCGTCTGACCTGAACCGCGTCGGCACGGCACTTATCACCATCCGTGACCGGCTGAGAACGCACTGTATCGACGTTCCGGCAGAAGTGCGGGAAAATTATGGTTCTGACGAAGTGCTCGACAAAGACGTTATGGACGCTTATATCGAATCCGCGAACGCCGTATATGATGCAGTTGTCAATTCTGCCCCGCGCCCTCCGGCAAAAATCAACGAACTAGACTGGGAGGGCGCGAACAACATTGAAAAGACGATCATCGCCGTAGATGACGTGTTGGAGAGTCGGGAGGTCGGCTGGGTTTACGCGGACGAGGAACTATACGCAGGAGACATGGGGGGATAACATGAAAGACCGAACAAGTAAGCACCCGGGGCGGGTAAAGCTCAAGCCCGTTGCCGGACAGACAGATACTTACGACATGACGCGTGCAGACGACCCGGACGATACCGGCACGCCATTTAATACGCGCACAATGCTCCAAGATTCCACGGGGCGCTTTCTCAGATTGCCGTATGCGAACCCGCTTGTCGACGACGCATTCCGGCACATGGTCGACCGCATCGTACCCATCGGCACCATCCGGACGAGCCCCGCGCAGAGTTTGGGGGATGCGTGGTTGAAGTGCGACGGGAGCACAGTGACGTTTGAGAACTACCCGCAGTTGTGTTCTGTGCTGAGAAATACGGGCGGTGCGGTAACGTGGGATACGAATGCGTTTCCGGCATCTTACAATGCAAAAAGTGTTTCAAATACAGTGTATTTTGATGGGATGTGGTTTGTTTGTGCGCAGGTTGGTAGCAATTTCAAGATTTTGAAATCCAGCGCGGTTGGTGGAACGTTTTCCGAAGAGGCGACGTTTACAGGAAGCGAAACTACATACGAAGGCATAATGTGCTCGCTCGCAGTATCTGACGATTATTGCGTGTGCGCATACCGTGTCGGAATAAACGTCAAGATTGCGGTTCGAGAAAAAGGGAACACAAGCTGGACGCAGGTGGGCGTTACACTCCCATCAGATAGCAAAGACGGTACCGGATTCTTCGGAATCGCTGAATGTAACGGGAAATTTGGATTTGCAATAGAAAGATACGGAGGCTCCACGGACGAATATTCCGATAAAACATATGTGGTTCTTTCGGATGCGCCTTTGGATTCTGGTAGCTGGCAGTATTCGATGATTACGAAAACTAACGATATCAGCGGGAATAAATTTTTCGGATATAAGTTCTCGAGCGCAAATGGAAAATGGTTCCTTTCGGCAATCCGACAGGAGACTGGAAGTTCTTTTAGCGGTGATGTAGAGCTGCACGTTGCAAATGGGAGTGAAACCAGCTTCACGAAAATAAAAACTCCTGTCAAATCAGTAGTCATGAAACGTTATTCAGCGTCAGAAGTTGTGTTCCTATCTGGAAAGTATTATTTTTTGGGGACTTACTATTCGCAGTACAACAGCAGTTCGGGAATATTTTATAGACCAGTGTCGACTGTTTATTCTTCCGAAAATCTCACAAACTGGGGTTCTTCTATTGTTACCGGAGAGAACAAACAGGCAACTACCTGCGTAAGTTACGCATCTGCATCGGAATCAACATTACTGGTTGCAACGCAAACAGAAGTTTGGACAACGTCCAGCCCAAACGATGGGTTCAACCAAGCTACTGTACCAACTACTGCGATTACCGCAGTGGCATTGCAGGGAATGACGGCGACGGCATCTTACAAAGGCGGTGTGGCGTATCACGATTACACATATGATTCGCGCCTCTTGCCTACCATCTCGCTTTCGGACGACACGACGACGTTCATCAAGGCAAAGAACGAACTGGATGTATTTGAATCACAGCAGAGCGGGGGGTGATTAAGTGTTTCAGAAAATCGCGAACGCTTTATCGGTGGAAGTAGAGGGAACTGACCTGACGAAAGCGACGAAGCTTGAGTTTTACGTGAGGCAGGGATGTTCCTTCTTCCAGTACGAACCTACAGTAGTCGACGAAACGCACCTGCTGGTAAAAATCCCGTATGCAGACGCAATGCGGCTGCAAGCAAGCACCGTAAGGCTACAGCTTGCCTTAACGGATGGCGACGGAAACCCGATGGCGGCTGAAATCGTGCAGACGGACGCGAAAAAGTTCTTGAAGGAGGCGGGATATGATTAAAATGACGCTTTCCCAGCCGGAGATCAAGATGAAGATCGCCCCGGCGAAGGTGGTTTACACTGGAGATAGCAAGCCCTATGAGGGCGTATACGACGTAACGCCGAAGACTTACGAGCCGGTGGTCTTGCCGACCAGAAACCGGCTTTTGTCCCGCGACGTGAACGTTGCAAAGATTCCACAGTACGAAGTATCCAACGCCGCCGGTGGGCTGACGCTCATCATGGGCGACGAGTATATGAACAGTTAGGAGTGAGCATATGGCAAACAAGTATGTAAACAAACTGATCGTCGGAACGGAGGTAAAGCTCGACCTGTCGGGCGACACCATTGTCGCGAGTGATCTCAAAAAGGGCGTCACCGCGCACGACAAGTCCGGCGCGCCGATCACCGGCACGAACGAATTTGACGTAAACTCGCAGGACGCGGACGCTGCGGTTGCGGAGGTTCTGAAGGGCAAGACATTCTACGCGCGCGGCTCGAAGCTGACCGGCACCATGCCGGACAACGGCGCAAAGACGCTCGAGATTGCCGATGCGGAAGACGAGCCGACAATTGCAATGGGCTTCCACGACGGCTCCGGCAAAGCGCGCATCAAGGCGACAGAAAAAGCAAAAATCATTCCCGGCAATATCAAGTCCGGCATTACCATTCTCGGCGTGGTGGGCAGCTACGGCGGCGAGGCGGTCAAGGCACAGGCGAACAAGAACGTCACGCCGAGCTTTGCCGAGCAGGTCGTGACGCCGGATGAGACGTATGACTATCTGTCGCAGGTGACTGTCGCGGCGATTCCCGTCACCTACACCGACAACGCCGCAGGAGGGCAGACGCTCCAGATCGGAGGCTGAGATGGCAGTCAACAAAGTCGCCCTGAACGGCGAAATCAAGCTTGACCTGACCGCCGACACCGTAACGCCGGAGACACTTCTCAAGGGCGCGACGGCGCACAACGCGGCGGGCGAGCTGATTACAGGAGTGTATGAGCCTATGAACATAAAACAGTACACCGGCACGCTTCTCGCCTCGGGCTGGGCTGCGGATTCGCACGGCTACCAGGCGCAGACGATCACGATAGATGGGCTAAAGGCATCCTACGATGTTGACCCGCAGTGGGACGTTGCACTTTCCGGGATGGACAAGGACGCAGACAGCGCACTTCTGACGGGGTTCTCCCGCGTCAGTAACTTTACGACAGGTGCGAACAGTCTGACCGCGCAGTGCATCGGCGCTGCGCCGACGGTGAACATCCCCGTGAAGGTGGTGGTCTTCGGATGAGCGGACGTTCTCCAAGATGGTTTACAGGTATCCGGTATCCATATGAAGCTGCTTTCGCAGACAATACATGGGAACAAATCATTTCCGTTTGTCAGAAAGGCATTGTACCGCCATCGTGGAAGGTTGGAGATCAAAAGTCGATGACGATTGGCGGCACTGAGTACATGATCGACATCATCGGCAAGAACCACGACACCTACGCATCCGGCGGGAAGGCACCGCTGACCTTCCAGCTGCACGACTGCTACGCGGACAGGAAAGCCATGAATAGCTCCAACACCAACAGCAGCGGCTGGGAAAACTGCGCCATGCGAAGCACACACCTGCCTGCCATTCTGGCGCTGATGCCGACGGAGGTGCAAAGCGGCATCCGGGAGGTGAACAAGCCGACCTCGGAGGGCAGCAAGAGCAGCACCATCAACACCACGGCGGACAAGCTGTTTTTGCTCAGCGAGGTTGAAATCTTCGGCTCGACCACCTACTCGGCGGCAGGCGAAGGCACGCAGTATGACTACTACAAGGCAGGCAACAGCAAGGTCAAGAAGCGGAACGGCTCTGCGGACGGCTGGTGGGAGCGTTCTCCTAATGCGAGCGCCATCGCCCGCTTCTGTCGTGTCGCCAGCAACGGCAACGCCAGCAACGGCAACGCCAGCAACTCGCATGGCATGCCCTTCGGCTTCTGCTTCTAGGAGGTACGTATGGGAATGTTTTTAAGGCGCGGGACAGCGCAGCGAGGAATGCTGGCTTCTGAACTGGAAGTCGGGCAAACCATCAAACTGAACGTGAACGGAAAGGCGTGGGAATGGCTGGTAGTCAATCAGGGCCTGCCGTCGGACATCTATGATGCGTCCTGCAACGGCACTTGGCTGTTGATGAAGGACATCTACGAGAAACGTGTCTGGCAGAGCGGAAAAAACAAGTACGAAAGCAGCGGCATCCACACCTACCTGAACAACACGTTCCTGAACCTGTTTGAGAGCAATATCAAAGACGCAATCAAGCAGGTCAAGCTCCCGTATCGCAAGAACGGCGGTTCGGGCGGAACGACGCAGCAGGGAGCAAACGGTTTGCCCTGCAAGATCTTCTTGTTGAGCGCCCCTGAAGTTCACTACGAGCACAGCTATATCGACTCTGGTGAAGGTGCGGCACTGAGCTATTTTGCTTCGTGCGTCACCAATAATGCAGACCCGAAACGCGTTGCGTACTACAACGGTTCGGCCAACCATTGGTGGCTCCGCTCCCCGTTCACCAACGACAACTACGACGTGTGGTACGTCAGCAACAACGGCCGCTACTACCACGGCGCCGCATCCCAATCGCTCGGCATCCGACCTGCTTTCATCTTACCGTCCGACTTCTTACTAACCGACGATATGCTTCTTCCTGCCAATATAAAGACTGTATCTATTATAGGTTCCTATTTTGGCAACGGATATGTAATGGTCGGTGAGGCTAAGTACAGCAGAACGATAGAAGTATTTGCAGAAATAGGAATAACTATTGTAGCGCATGTTGGTGCACCAGATAGTACGGGTGTCGCAGGCTGTAAGATTTACTTCAATGGCGACCTGGTTAAAACCGGAACTAGCTCCTATAGCTTTACGCTCGAAGGCAATGTAACTATCACATTCAAGCGACCGGACAATAGTACGTCGGCGATCGAATGCTATATTGTAACACAATAAAAAGGGGATCGACATGTATATCATAACAAATGATCAAACATATGAACGTGTAAGAATGCTGAATACATCCAGTTCTGTTCGCTTTGTTGGAGAATCCCTCCCAAAACTGGAAACGTTGACAGGACTTGTTATGGTCTTTTCCGAAAGTGGTTTTGAGCTGTGCACGTTTGATCCAGGCGATTATCTTAGGCAGGAAATCATTGCCGGATCATGGCTTCTCACAAACGTGGCCGCTCCAATCCCGCAACCAGTTGTTGTAATGCCTGTTGACTATGACCTTTTGACATCCACGGCGAATATGACGCGGATGTTGATGAAAGGCGAGAAGCCAAAGACGGCAGATGAAATTATCATGTGCTCAGCGCTCTACGATGAATGGAAACCGGGCAAGCACGTCGTTGGAGACCTTTTCTCGGTCGATGGGGATGTATGGGAATGCTTTCAGAATTATGACAATGATGTATATCCAGATATTGCGCCGGGTGGCTCTGCGTGGTTCACGTTCAACAGACCATACCATGGTACATCCAGAGAAACAGCAAGAATTTTTGTTCATCCGACCGGAGCACATGACATCTACAAAAAGGGTGAATGGGCAGTGCAGGATGGCAAATTCACCAAAGCTAACCAGGACACAGCATATAGTCTCGCGGAGTATCCGCAGGCATGGGATGTAGAAGGATAACAGCCGCCCGAGGGCGAGAAAGGAGAACACATGGACACCAAGACCATCATCGTTACCCTCGTCTGCGCCGTGCTCGGCTCGTCCGCGCTGACGGCGGGCGTCCCTTCCG